CCAAACTAGATACGACATGGAACTTGCTATACTAATGGCGGGTATTGTTTACGGCTTGATCATCGGCCTAATACCAGCCGCGGGAGCGACGACAGGACTGATCACACTATTTGGATTCATGCCCTACTTCGTGGGCGACCCCTACCTGGGCGTGATCTTCTGTGTGGCAGTGGTTGCTTCCTCAACAACCGGTGATTCATTCAGTGGTGTGCTCTTGGGCATTCCCGGAGCCAACTCTGCGGCCGCCACAATGGTTGACGGTTTCCCCATGGCCAAGCGCGGTGAGGCCACCCGGGCCTTGTCGGCCGCCATAACATCAAGCACGGCAAACGGATTGTTCTGGGGATCACTGACATTCCTGTTCCTACCATACTATACCAAGGTTGTGATGTACATGGGCATACCGGAACTGTGGGCACTGGTCGTGTTGGCGTTCGTCACTGTGGGATTTCTCTCAACTAAGAAATACGTGAGGAGTGTTCTTGCGATCGTGCTTGGCATCACGCTGGGATTGGTGGGAGTGGATGCCAACAACGTGCCTCGTTTGACGATGGGATGGAGATATCTAGAGGATGGCATCCAGATACTGCCTTTCGTGGCGGGACTGTTCGCCATACCCGAACTGTGGGACGGATGGTTCAACAGGAAGAAGACTACCACCATACAAACGGGCAAGGGCAGTTTACAGGATCTGTCGCAGGGCATCCGGGACACCGTGAAGTGTTGGCGTGACAGCATACGAGGGGGTGCCATAGGTTCTTTCATAGGACTGCTACCTGGACTGGGTGGTGCGATGGCGGACTGGTTGGCCTACGGAGCCACCGTGGCTTCAAACCCCAAAGAGAAATTTGGTGATGGAAATGTAAAAGGAATTGTTGGAGCGGAGGGTGCCAACAACGCACAGAAGGCCTCCAGTTTCATACCCACCGTTCTGTTTGGTATACCAGGGGCACCATTCGCCGCGATCCTGATGGGACTGTTCCTGTACTTGGGCATTGATTTGGGATCACCCGACACATTCTACGATGAGCAACTGTTCGACAGCATGACATTCGCTTTCCTGGCTGGCACTGTGTTGACTGCTGTCATCTGTTATGGTCTGGCCTACTTCGCTGGATGGGTCACACGTGTGCCTTACATCTACTACTTCCCCTTCATCCTGGCAGTGATCATCTGGGCCACCTTACAGTACACTGGTGGTTGGGAGGACCTAGCCACACTGACGGCATTCTCCGTACTGGGGGTGCTGTGTAAGAAATTCCAAGTCAGCAGGCCAGCACTGCTGATCGGATACCTGTTGAGTGACAGGATCTACAATCTCACTTACCAACTAACAACGCTCCACACGGTGACGGATCTAATCACAAGACCGATCTTTATTTCCATAATGATCTGTGTTATACTATTGCTGTATTGGGGCATAACAAAAAGGAGTCGAATAGACTATGCTTAAGAAAACAATAATGGCTTTGGTCATAATGACAACCACTGCCTTGGCCGACTACAACTTGATCGTGCCACAGAAACCATCTGGTGGAACTTCTGTGTGGGCACAGATAGTTGTGGCCGAATGGGAGAAACACCTGGGTGAGAAGATCAATCTCGTCTACAAGCCAGGTGCCAGAGACCAACTGGGACCAAACGAGTTCCAAAACAAACTGAGGTTCGATGACCGGACCATACTGGTATCACACGGTGGTAATGGTATATCATATCTCGTTGAGCCTGTGGACTACAACTACCTGGACTGGGAGTCCATAGGACAGATGAACCTCAACATCATAGTGGGTGCTAATAAAAATGCAGACACAATCAATGGACCTATCAAGTTCCCGTCTGGATCTGGCATGACCCCAGAGATAATGGCCATCGTGCTGTTGCTCTCAGGCCCCAACGCAGATCCCATACAAACATTCAATGAAAAAATAGTATGGGTAAAAGGAATGAGTGGATCGGAGAGGAGATTGGCATTCATCAGAGGTGATCTTAATGCGACTAGAGAGAATCCAGCCGCATATAAAAAACACGTGTTGCCTATTATAGGTAAAGGTGACGCATACACTTGGTTCCATCATGGGTTGCTTGACGTAAACACAGGAAAGCACAGTGTGGACCCAAACTTCACAGAGCCAACATTCGAGGCACTGTATGAAAAGACACATGGAGTGGCACCAAGCGGTGACTTCTATGACGCATACAAACTGGTCAAGAGCTGGAGGGACGCACTACAGAAGGCGTTCTGGGTCAACAAGGGCAATCCCAACCGACAGAAACTCGTGGACGCTCTCAACAGGATGATCAACGATCCGGAGTCTGTGGCCGCCATCGAGAAGAAGGTGGGCCGTTACGAGTGGCGGACAGGTGAGGATGGTGACGCCGCTGTGAGAACTCTGAAGAGTTTCATCACACCTAAAGCACTCAAGACACTGGCTGACTTCAAAAGCCAGCAGTTAGGTTACAACACGGTGTACAAGGAAGAGCTGACCAAGTGACGTACATTCTTTTCACTGGTGCACCGGGATCCAAGTGGAGCAGTGTGGCTGAGAACATATATCAGTCACCAGACATAGATCGTTCAGACAGCACCAGTGAGAGGACATACCTTAAGGACGTGGTAAAACACCAAGGTGCCTACTTCGACCCCGGTATGGAGTTCGACAACGGTCCTGAACACTGGGACCGTCCTTTCTCGGGAACGGGCCGGAGGATCATCAAGTCACACACGTTCGCACACCAACTGGACAAACTTAAGACTCTGGGATATCCCATCGTGATGGTGTACCGCAGTCATCTTGAGTGCTATGACTGGTGGATGCAGGCGGGAGGATTCGACATCACCTATCCCAACTACAAAACCTACTACAAGGACCCAGACAACATGTGGTCGCAAATCAGATCGCAGAACAGAGACATCACCCTGTTCATTCAGCAGAATCTTAGCAGGATCGCCTGTCCCACGGACAACTTTGACCTGTGCGGGACGCTGGGAATAAAATCTCCTGGGCCCAGAGATAGGATACATACACAAAACTATACAGAAAAAGACATCAAGGTATACGTGTACAGATGAACAAAAAGATATTCGCACAACTGCTGGCATACAGCCAAAACGATCTAGACAAAATAACACAACCATATGTTATGGAGACGTTTGGTGTGGTGGTGAAGAGATGTGAAACCTTGGAGGAATACACACAGGTAATAGACGATGCCTGCCTACACAGATATTTCTCCAAGTATTGGCAGAACGACATGAAGAAGTGGAAGTACTCGGGTGTAGCATTGATAGACGAAGTCAACGACCTGAAACCACGTGCGGTGTTGGATGTGGGCTGTGGCTACAACGAGTTCAAGGGCAAGATCAATAATCTCATCGGAATAGATCCATACAATGATCGGGCAGACTTCGAAGTCAGCACACTGGACTACAAGACAGATCAGAAGTTTGATGTGATACTGTGTCTGGGTTCTGTGAACTTTGGAAACCGAGACAAGATCATAGCGGAGGTGGGCAGGTGTGTTAACCTGTTGGCGGAGGGCGGCACCATGTTCTTCAGGGTCAACCCAGGAATACAGCACGACCGACCCGAGGCCCAGTGGATAGAGTTCTTCAGTTGGAACGTGCCATTCATCATAGAACTGGCGGATATGTTCAACCTCCAGGTTCTAGACATCAGGGACGACACAAATTCACGCAAATACTTCGTATACAGGAAATGAAAACCTTACTCTTGAACGGCTGTAGTTTTGGAGAGTGTTGGACACCGAGTGCCGATTTCGTTAAAGGGTTAGGCTGTGACAGTGTCACGAATATTTCAAAAGTGGCAACCAGTTTCCAAAGGACGTGTAGGTCGACGATAGAATGGATCTCTCAGAACAGTGATCCTGCTTTCGTTATAGTTCCCATCACCTTTTCGCATCGCTGGGAACTGGCTGTCTCCGACGATGAAGATGAGCTAGATGGTTCATGGTCCCCAATCCAGAGAAAGGAATTACTAGATGACATAAAACTTAATCTCCACAGAGATGTCAGCAAGGTCAAATTAAAGCAACTTGTGGATCTGTATTACGGCTCCATACCAACGATCAAAACCTATTGGGACAAATTATTCACAGAAATCATTTTGTTGGCATCATTTTTAGAAAATAGGAAAATAAAATACCTTTTCTTTGACATGTGCAATGAATTTGACAAAAAACATATCAAAGGGTATAAAGGATTTGAAAAGGTAAAAATGATAAACGCCAATAAAAACATCATTGACATATTTGGTTTCTGTGGTAACAGATACATGTGGTCCACCATGAAGAACAAAGAGCAGACGGATTTCAATGTCCATCATGCCCCGGAACAGTATCGAGCACTAGAAAAATACATTTTAGACTACATTACACACTAGACTTTTGCTATTATTCTGTTACAATAAAGAGTAAATACCTTAGATATGCACAAACACACTCGAAGCCTACTGGAAGAACTAAGCTCGATGCCTCTCAAAAGAGACAAGGAGGAGGTCGTTGAGAGCAGGGCATCACACATCCTTGAGAGTGCCATAAGGTTGATGCACTACATCAGGGAGAACTTCGACCAGGACACAGCATTCAAACTGGAGAAGAAATTCAACTCAGCACTGAAGAACATGGACGCATCCAAGTTCAGCAAAGGTGTGGCACGCATCAAAGAGAATCGAGACATCAAAGAGAACGTGCTTAAGATCCGAGACGGCGAATACAAAGAGGACTAATCCAATGTTGATAGAAGACGTCCTTACAGAATTCAAGAGGACACACCTGGAGCACATCGAGGACATCGTGATCACGGACGGCTACGAGGGTGGACGTGCTGTAATAGAATATTTCAGAGGTTTATTACTAACGTTAAAAGGAACCAGTTCAGAGGCCGTGAAGGTTTCCGTGAAGTGGGATGGCGCACCGGCGGTGGTGTGTGGTATCAACCCTGACAACGGCAGGTTTTTCGTTGGTACTAAATCAGTGTTCGCCAAGGCGGCAAAGATCAACTACACCAAAAGCGACATTGCCAACAACCACGGCACGGATGACCTGGGCCAGAAATTACTCAAGTGTCTTGTTCATATCAAGAAACTGGACATGACGGGAGTATACCAGGGAGACTTATTATTCACGGACGAGGACATCACACGTAAGAACGTCGATGGCAAACCCAATTTAACATTCACGCCCAATACTATCACATACGCAGTGCCAGAGCAATCGGATCTGGGGAAGCAGATAGACAGGGCAAAAGTTGGAATAATATTTCACACCACATACGTGGGAGACTCACTGGCTGACATGAACGCACAGGCCGGAGCGGACGTCGATGCATTCACCCGATCACCGGACGTGTTTTTTGACAACGCCACCTACAAGGACGTGTCAGGATCGGCCAAGTTCACGGACGCCGAGACGAAACAGTTCTACAACGGCATTGAGAAACTAGAGGCACTGCTCAACAACGTGCCAAGGAACTTATCAAGCGTGTTGGGACAGAACCAGGACTTCGTGCCCATGTTCCAGATGTACATCAACGCCCGAGTCAGGGAGGGAGAACTGCCCAACGACGCCAACAAGTTCTTATTGGGATTTAAGAAATTCTACGCAGACAGGATGGCACAGCAGATGTCCGGACTGAAGGCGCAGAAGGCCTTACAGTTGCGACAGGACAAAATAAAACAGATGCCCGTGTTCCTCAACAGGGCCAAGAAACCACTACAGGCCATGCTGACATTCTACAGGGCGGTACAGACCATGAAGGCTTTCGTACTGAGGAAGATGAACCAGGCGCAGGCAATAGGATCATTCCAGCAGACAGACTCGGGACTGGAGGTCACTGAGCCCGAGGGATTCGTGGCAGTGGACAAGTCAGGCAGTGCTGTGAAGTTGGTAGATAGGTTGGGATTTTCTAGAAGGAACTTAACCGCGATCAGCAAATTCAAGAAATAGATTCAACGTCTTGTTGATTTCTAAACTCAATTTTTCTTTGTTAAAAAAAATATTATAATTGTGTTGCCTTAATGATTGGGTCTGCAGATAAATGTCTTGCCAGGGCGCATCGCGAAGACGATCACACAGGTCGACTATGGTGTTTATACGCATGTCAGGATCTCTATCCAGATCATAAACCTCCTCAAAATAATTGTTGAAAGTTCGAAAGCCCATATCCCTCAACTTCTGTAGGTATAGATAATTGCCATGCACGACAAAAAGTTGTTGTGCTATGATCGGTTTCCATATCTTCTCTGTCATGAACACTTCATAGTCGTTGTCGTTGGTTTCTGACACAATGCTACAGGCAGTATCATTGTATGGCTTCTCGAATATGTCTTGGTCCATGCCGTACCGTGGATAGTCCTGCGCCCATGGCAATTCGTATTCCGCGGGCAGTTTTCGAGAGGGCCAGCTGGTGTGTAAACTGTTTTCCAATATGCCATTGTTAAATAATTTGTCATACAATTTTTTTCTGTGCGCTCTTACTTGCTTATTGAGATACAGGAAATCATACTTTTTGTTAGAGTGATCAAAGTTGAAAGTCTTATCCTTATGTTTAGTGTACATGTAATACCAAAACCAACTGACACCACCTGTCCACTTTACATGTTCTAATTCAATTTCTGGATACTGTGTTGTACTTTGTATGTTCTCCAGTGATTCCCATGGGTTGGCCTTTATGAAAACAAAACCTTGACTGTGTAACAAATCACAACGTCTCTTTAATTCCAAAACAAATTCTTTGTTTCTCGATACCACATTTTGTTTTGGCAATGAACTTATGTCGATCACCGCGAACTTCCTGTCGTAACTGTCAAGGTCATGGTCATGCAGTGTGTAATACTCGCCGGTTGAATCAAAAGTTTGATCTTTTAAACTATGTAAGTTGATAAACTGTTCTAGTCTCAGGTGATCTCCGGTCTTCATCACGTCTGTCAGTATAAAATTACGTTGCATAGTATTCTATAAATACCTGTATGTTAACACCATTTTTAAAGTATGTATCTGAGGGCAAAGTAATTAGGCGACATAGTGACCTGCAGAGATACACCTTTCCAGAGGTAACGGAGAGGATATATCTCAGTTTCTTGGCACTGGCACTCATGAGCCAGCACAAGGACACGGCGGGTTTCGCTAAATCATACGCTGACCAGACCATGGCCAAGGGCACGTTCGACCAGGTCAGGATGATCAACAATGACCTGGCCAACATGCTGGCCATAGTGAGTGGAGACCCGGAAATCACCAAGAAACTCAAGAACAAGAACCAGGCGCAGGCCATGAGGCAGAGGCAACCGGTGCCCGTGATGGCGCTGAGGAGATACATGAGGACCTGGGAGGATCATTACAAGAATTTGACACAGTTAGAGCGGGCACTCAACATAACGGACGCCAATTACAAGAATCTTAGAAGAAATATTGCCAATTACAATAGGTTGGATGACAAGAACAAGCAGGCCACAAGGAACAAACTGCTCCAGCACCTGGGCGCCAAACTGGCGGGCACGGACCTACACAGGGCCGCCAAGGGGGCACTGTGATGATCAAGTACATCTGTGAGCGTTGTGGCTGTGAACAGCACTGTAAGAAATCATGCACCGAGTGCCTGGACTGTCCTGACTGTGGATGTAAGCAGTGTAAAAGGAAAAAATGACCTATCCGACAGGAAGAGACTTCTGGGTGGCCTATCATGGAACGCACACAGAACCCACGTTCATCGAGAATGCCGGTGATGGACAATCGGAACTGAGGCGCGAGGCCTACAAACACATAAAATCATGGCGTGGCTGTGTTGATGCGGGCGCCAACGTGGGCATGTGGACCAGGAGCCTGATGCAGGACTTCGAACAGGTCTATTGCTTCGAGCCCAACCCTGTGTTTGCGGAATGCTGGCGCAGGAACATACCTTCAGATCGGAACGCGGTTCTACACGAAGTTGGACTGGGTGATTCAGAACACACAGCCACTTTCACACAACCACTGCACCAGAAGTTGGATCGCAGACCCGGTGACATACAGATCCGTACGCTGGACAGTTTTGAGTTGACTGACATAGACTTCATCAAGATAGACGTGGACGGCTACGAGGACCTGTTGGTCAAGGGCGCACAGGAGACCATAGCCGAGAACACACCAGTGATCAATATCGAAATGAAGAGGAACAAGAGACCGGAGGTGGTGCGTGTGGCAGAGAAGATCTTGAAGAATCTGGGCTACAGGCTAGAAATCCGCACCAAAAGTGACGAAGTTTGGCTTAAATCTTAATATTACAGCATAATTTACCAAACACACCCATAAATACAATTAACTTGATGCCTGAGCGGCATCATAGTCATTTAAATCAGATAAAAAGGAGGATTAAAAATGGCAATATCAGAAAACAACAC